GTTCACTTGCCCGACCTACAAACTCATTAATCTCTTCCTCAAACGACTCGTCACCATCGCTGTCAAGAACGTCATCCTTGTAAAGGCCGTTTCCGTTCCAGGCCCAGGTTGCATTTGCCTCGCAAATCAACCATCCATCGGTGTTCGCCTCAAACTCAACGTAAGGCATCTCGTTGCCGCCCTTGCCAACAGTCTGCCAACCGACAAAGCCATTGTTCAAGAGAACATTGGTTGCGCTGCCCCCCGTCTCGCGACTTGTAAACAGGCGCTGTATCGCCCTGTTTTTAATCATCAACGAGTCAATGCTGTCTCGATCCCGAAGGTTGTCTGAATCAAGCCGACCGTTGATTTCGTCGACAAACTCAGCCAGGTTTCGGTTCCAGTCATCAGGAGAGATGATCTCCTTTTCTTCTGGGTAAACCTCAGGAAAACGAATCGCCATGACTAATTGCCCCCTTCATCCAGCGCGTTGGTCAGCAACCGGATGTTCCGCTGCTCTCCAACCTTAGCATTCATGTCCCAACCAAAAAGCTGGAATCGGTTCGCAATGTCACTGTTTTCATCCTGACTAAATCGAACCTGGATCTCCTGCACCATTTCTTTGTGCATGTGGCTAACATCGAAGCGCAGAGAAACAGGCTTGTGATACCCCCACTTCCCATCGCTGTCCCACGTTGCTGTGCTGTAAACCGCAAGCGGGTTGACGAGATCTTTGTGTGAGACCATCCGATCTGATGTAAGCGCCAAGTCAATCGAGCGGTTGATCTTGAAGTTCACGTTGACCTTGCCGTCGCCATACCCAAGCACATAGCAGTTTACATAGCCAAGCTGGATACCCTTGAAGACACTTCCAAAATCCAGCGGGGCGGTCTCGTAGTAGGGGTAGTCCCGCCTGGAAACAACATGGGTCAATGCTCCTGCTTGCTCACCGGTAGCCGAAGATCCAAACACGTTCTTGCCTCGGTACCCATTACTGAAGACATGAACCCCAGGCATCGTCGTGTCATGGCTTCCAAAGTACAGGTAGTTTCGCTCGTCACGAACCTCTACGGCGCACTGGATGGGGTAGTTCTCTCTAAAGCTCCACGCGCCGACCTCATAGTGAAAGATCAACAGCAGGTTGTTTCGTTGCCCAATGGTCGGAATGCAGAGCCAGTACTCTTTGTCCTTCCGATTAATGACACCAACAGCGCCAATAGCGTTGCTGCGGTCCATTCTCTTCAGGGTTTTCTTGATGGGCACTGACAGGTCTACAACGCCTGTGATTGTCCCCGTGTTCTCAAGAGCACCCTTGAGCAGGTAGACGCCGTCCGAGCCCAAGAACGCCAGTCCTACGCCAGGCAATTCCTTGATGCTGTTCGGGGCGGTACAGCCAACATCCTCATTGAGGGTGACGATGTCGAAAGCCCCTGGAGAGCCCTTGATTAGGTAGACTCCGCGCTGCTTGAACACAACCAGGGCATTCCTCGTAGGGTGCATACCTGTAATTTCGCCAGAGTTAGCACCACCCACATCAAACGAGTTGAACAGCGGGAAAACCTCAGGCATCCCTGGAGCGCTGTACCGAACCTCGTTCCCCGTCATTCCAGCCAAAAACACTGTGTTTTTGAAGACAGAGATGTACCGAGCCTGTGATGGCCATGCACCGAAGTCCTCGGGGTCTCGAAGCTCTCCCACATTTGAGTCTGGAACGCCATCCTCAATCACTGTGGTTTCGTTGTCTTGAACTTCCTTGATGAAGTAAAAGTTCCGGCCAGACTCTGGGAAGATGGCATCACCATTGTCATCAAGCAGGTCTCTTGTCCTGTATACCCGCCGCGCAACAACATCAGGCCCGCCAGCAGGAATCGTCACGGCTGTAAAGCGGCGCTTCCCCTGACAGCACTCAAACGTACACATGTCGCTGGCCTCGGACATCGGGCTCTCTTGGCCGCGCTTGTTCACGAAGGTCACTCGGTACTGATACCCACAAAGCTTTCCGTCTGGGTATGTGGCTGAGTCGTCGCTATATGTTCCAGTTGGATTGCAGCTACCCAAACCCTGAGAGCGAACCCTGGTACCCAAGAAATAGCTTGTATCTGCACTCGGGCCAGAGGTGTTCTCCTCCTTCAAGAGATCCGAGCGAAAGACGACTGTAGCCTCAGGCGCTGACGGCTGATTTCCAAACCCAGCACGACTTGTTGACCTTCCATCAAAAACCAACGGTTCATCGCGACCGTTGATGATGTACAAGCGATCACCAAACATTGCCGACTGAGAGCCTGCGCTGGATGCGTTGGGAACGAATCGAGTCCGCGAAGTCACACTTGACCCAGCGTCCCACACTCTGTTTTCAGAATCACGGAGTGAAATGAATGCTGCTTCAGTGCCCTCAAATCCACGAGGGTTCAACTTGCAAAGCCGCCCCGCCTCATTCTCAAAAACCGTATATCGAGCAGCACCATTGTGTCTTGCATACCAATGAATCGAGGTGACTCGACCACTGCTGTTGAACTCACTCAGAGAATCAATATTATCGAGGCTGATTAGGTCATACCCGCCCGCAGTCCTCCAGCCATCATTGAGATCCCACGACATCTCACGTATGTCGGAAGCAGAATCAGGCGTGACTCTCCATCGGTCATCAACGCCACGTAGCCGGAAGGTTTGGAAGGTCTGGGTTTTCATGACTTAGACGGAATGCCCCAACGCTCAAGGTCAGTAAAGGTCTCATCAAAGCCGCGACGGACATACATCCGATCAGTCCTTGAGAGGTACTTGCTCTTCATTCGCTCAAGAAGGGGTACTGAGCGCCGTTCATAGATTGTTGCCTGCTGTGCCATGCCATGCTGCAAGCAAATGTCTTGTAGCGCCAAATAGACCAAAAGATGGTGGTACTGAACAGGCCACATCGGAGTGTCTGAGTCATTCACCAGATGCCGTGGTCGTCTCAGATACCGCAACTCAACAGGGAAGTCGCTATCTGGTGTGTACCAAGTACGGATGTACTGAACTGGACCACCCTCATAAAAGTGCTCAAGCTCCGTCAACACGCCATCGGTACTAATCAAGGCAGTCGTTAGGTTTACGTTGTCCGAGTAGTCGCTGGCAGTCGTAAGCTCAAGGCCTCGATCATTGTAGGTCGTCTGGTCTTCGCGAAGTGTCGCAATGTGCCTCCATGAACCACTGCCAATCGCTGTGCTGCCTTCAATGGTCTGAGCAAGGCGCATACGCCTGTAGACCTTCTTCATCATGCCGGTCTCATCAGTCGAAAGACCAAACGCAGATGGCTGCATCATTCCAGCAATCTCAATGCGCTGCTGAGATCCGCCAATAAATGCGTTGTACTTGATTTCAACTGTTGGTGAGGGCGGAGACTCCCAGCCCGCATAGCTGAAGGTGTAGCAGTACTCATAGGTTGCTTTATCGACGAGATTTACACCAGTAGGCCCAGCACCCAAAGCTGCACGCGGCGCAAACTCCGGTGGGTTCAGGTTCTCGTGCGTCTCCTCGATGCTGACAAACGAGTCACCCGTGTCGTCTCGGTCAAGAAAAAGGAACTCTTCCTTTCTCGCATCCAAGAACGTGAATCGACCCTTTTCTGGCCCAGTCATAGTCTGAGAAGAGGTGTACTCTGCACCACCCGCTGCTGGGTCAGTGTATGAAACCGTCTCTTTGCGAACCATCCCTCGGTCCATCATGCCAAGAACTTCAACACAGTCTCGGGGCAATGCATACTTCTCATACTTGATTTTCCAAGAGTTGCTAGTAAACGAGCCTGGAGTCTTGTCCACGATGATGTGGCGAGCAGTCGGGCGATGAGTGATCAGGTAGTTTTGGTTATCAATCTCCAAAATCTGCCCGACGACATCAGGGTTAAAGAGCATTCGGTCTGAAGTGCCAGCCCCCGTAGGCAATGAGCCAACCCGACTGTTGCTAAACGTCAGGCTATTGGTTGCAGAACCGGTGATGTCCTTCCGCAGTACAAGCTCATTCTTTTGCTGCATGAACAGCCAATGGTACTGGCTTGAAACCTGCAAGTAATGCCGGTTCACAACCCGAGTCACGATGTCTTTGTACTGCTGAAGCTCAGGGTTGTAGTCCAACGCAGCGTTGATTTCTTCTCTGATACCCTTGAGATTCACGACGCACTCCTAAAAGAAAACCGGCAGCCAAGGTATTGTACCCCGGCTGCCGGTAGTGGGCGCGGAGCCCGGTAGCGAAAATGGCTTAGAAGAAGCCCTGGTCGACGATCATAACGTCTGCCAAGTTGCCAGAGTCGGCCTCAAGAGCAACAGCAACGGTTGGACCAAAGGTGGTCTCAGCTAGAAGAGATGCCATTCCCGCTGTTCCACCACTAAGTGGACCAGTCAGCGCGTCACCGGCAGCAGTACTTCCATCGACGTAAGCATTTTCATACTTCCCCGCTGTCTGCACTACGACGTTTGCGCCAGCAGCAACCGTCTCGGTCGCGATACCGAAAGTACGAGCGTTCGACTCAGTACTGCCTGGGCCAACCGCAGCGTTGGCAACCGATCCGCCAAGACCATTAGTGGTATCAGTTGTAATTGCTACGAAGTACCCCTTGGTACATGCACCCGACGCATACAACGTCACAGTTTTCTTTGGGAAATGCGCGTCACCATCGACGCCATCAATCTTATGAATTGCCATTTTGTACTCCTACTCTCGATACATTGGCTTTAGGGTAGGGTGAGGGCCAACATGACCCCCACCCAATCTAAGAAGACTTAGAAGGTTTCCAGGTCGAACGCGATACCGCTCGAACCGAGGTGCTTAGCGATAAGCTGACCACGGCACCGAAGCTTGGCGGAGCGAACGTCGTACTCACCAGACACAGTCTCGAAGTCCGACAGGTCGAAGTAGCCCTGCGGATCCCAGACGCACATGATGTCGTTCAGGTTCAGCATGTAGAAGCTGATTGGGTCTGCGGTGGTGTTCGTACCAGCGTTCGGCATGTTGCGCTCGACGTTGATCTGCACACCATCCCAGTACTCAACCAGACGACCGCCATCGATCTTGCTCTGGTCAACGTATCGCTCGTGAGCCTGAAGAGCGCGCTTCAGGTTCTTGAAGCCAGCCCGAGAGGCAAGAATCACGTTCGGGTCACCGTTCGGAGACACAGACGCAATCTCGACCTTCAGGTCATACAGGCCAGCAAGACCGTTCGAGTTGAACGAGCCAGCACCATCGAAGATCTGGTTTTGCCAACCAGTCTTGGACGAGTAGGTGGACTTGCTCACCGAGCCGACAGTGTTGCCCTGGGAGCCCACAGCGTCCTGCTCAAGGAAGCCCTGGTGGTCGCCAGAAGTAACATCGACACCGTTGAGGGTGTTCCAGTCTTCCCAACCAGTCTGAGAGCCCTGGACAATCTGCTTCACGAACTCACGCTTGAGCGCGTTTGCAGTCATCTTGGTGCGGCTCTCGATGATCGAAAGAACAGCAGCGTCACCCTGGTTGGTCATCTCCTCCTCAGAGGAAATCGCCACGGGGCGGACAACGTGTCCCCAATCGTACTGGGCGGGCTTGAACACATCCTCGACCGTCAGGTCAATGCGCTCGAAACCAGTCTGCATACGAGTGGTCGAAGAGTGCTCACCGAAGCCGAGAGGCACGACGATGCGGGTACCACCAGCTTGAACCGGCTTGCCAGCACCATGAACGCGCTCACTGGCGTCAAGGAAGGCGGTGGACTCGTGAACGTTGTCACGCCACTCCTTCATGAGGATGTGCATCGTGGTCGACAGCAGTTCGTTGCCGATTGTTAGTGAGGTGGTAGGCATCTCAGGCTCCTAAGTAATTCCTTAACGGACAGTGTTGGAGATTCGTTTTGCGGCTTCAGGGTTTGCTTGCAACCAAGAAGCAATGGACGCCGCGCCCTGCTTCTTGATTTCGGGTGGAATGTCCTC